GTATGGCAGGCCGATGCTTGGATGTTAGAACGCAGGCACCCGGAGAAATGGGGCAGACGTGAACAGATCAAACAAGAGATCTCCGGAGACGGCGGCGGCCCCGTGGTGCTTGCGGTGCTTAAGGGTGTGAAACTTGAGGACCTCTAGAGCAAAATACGTCGTGTTGGAAGATTCAGACGGGGGGTACGATCCCCGCGGTGCAGCCCGCGAACTCTGGGGGTGCAGGAACCAGGAGGTTATTCTGTCCGGCCCGGCCGAGACGGGAAAAACCTATGCCTGCCTCCAGAAACTACACGCGCTGTGTATCCGCTATCCCGGGATACAGTGCGCAATGGTGCGGAAAACCAGAAAGAGCATGACAGGCTCCGTTCTTCAGACGTATGAACGCAAGGTTATCAGAGGCGGTGTCCGGCCCTATGGAGGGTCACATGTTGAATGGTATGACTACGATAATGGGAGCCGGATCTATGTCGGTGGAATGGATAATCCGGACAAGATCTTATCGTCAGAACGTGACGTTATCTATGTCAACCAGGCAGAAGAGCTCACCCTGGATGACTGGGAGAAACTCCTTACCAGGGCAACCGGGAGAGCCGGGAATATGCCATATTCTCAAATGCTTGGAGACTGCAACCCGTGGGGGCCTAGTCACTGGATACTGAAACGGGCACAGGCAGGAGCGCTTACGTTACTGGAGTCACGCCACGAGGACAACCCTACCCTGTTCACATCCGAGGGTGAGATGACAGAGCAGGGCGTTCGAACCATGGCGGTCCTGGATACCCTGACAGGCATACAATACCAGCGCCTTAGGCGGGGGAAATGGGTAAGCGCCGAAGGAATTATCTATGACTCCTGGGACCGGGCGATTCATGTTATTGATCCTATTCCGCTGCCTGACGTATGGACAAGATACCGGGTAATTGATTTCGGTTACACCAACCCGTTCGTGTGCCTCTGGTTTGCACAGGACAAGGACGGGCGCCTGTATCTGTATCGCGAACTTTATCAAACCGGGCTTCTGGTGGAAGATGCAGCGAAGGAGATAAACAGGTTGACAGGTAGCGAGAACATCAGGGCCACTATCTGTGACCACGATGCAGAGGATAGGGCTACCCTTGAACGATACGGTATCCCCACGATTCCAGCCAAGAAGGATGTCAAGATGGGAATACAGGCGGTGCAAACCCGTCTCCGTAAAGCGGGTGACGGGAAACCTCGGCTGTATGTTCTGTCTGACTGTCTCGTTGAACCGGACAAAAAACTCCTGGAAGCTAAACAACCTACGTGCCTGATTGAAGAGATGGAGGAGTATGTGTGGGAAACTGCCAGAGAGGGCACGGCTGACAAAGAGACGCCCAGAAAGGTCTCGGATCACAGCGAGGATTGTCTTAGGTATCTCTGCCTTTATCTTGAGAAGGCAGAAGCACCGATACGGGTATCTTTAAGATAATAGGAAGCATATAAAACCATCATGGCAGACGGATCCCTGTTTAATATGGACTATTCCGACAAGGAACTTAAAACAGTTCAAAAGAAGCAGCAGAAAATACATAAGAGGGCCTGGGAATTTATTAAAAAGGTGTGCCCGTTTAAATGATTCGAGTAATATTTTTAGCGCTTGTTTTTTGCGTCTTTATATGCACGCTCCCGTCAAACGCTCTAGTTACATCGTCAGTTTACTCAAATGGTGGGTCTATAATAGTTACCAGTTCAGAGTCGTGGGAAACGTCAGACAACCTGATGAGGTTCGGCACGGTTAACGACTCATACATCTATGGCGGGATATCACAAACCATCCTAACCCTCGGAAGAACCGGGATACAGAAGACCGATACCACCAGGGTAGAAACCACCGGGATGTTAAACGCGTTCGATAGTGCCGGGATGTTCTCAACCCAGAGCAACATACCTGAGTCTATGTGTGACCAGGCCAATTTTATCGCCGGGTATGGAAACCAGAGCAGCAGCAGACTCCCGGAAACCCAGACGGTTGAGGGTCTCTGGGGAATGATGGGAAGCGGAGAGGGCACCACCTACGAAAGTGCCGCGGTGGTTGACGGGAAGACGGTTTCTTATTCAGGTGTCGGCACCAGTCCTAACGGATACCTGTTTGAGGACGTGAAGGGCTCTCTCAAGTCCGGACTTGATACAAACTCGTCTCTGCTCCAGTATTCGTATAGCAGACATGACCACGCACTGCTCCGGTTAAATGAGACTGACAGCGCGTCAGGTGCAATTGACTGGTTGTGGGATGGGGAAGAGGAAGAGCCGGCCAATGAGACCGTGAACAATACCACGGTTGAGGAGGCACAACCATGATTGATTTTGAACCTATCCTAATTGCATGTTTAACTGGTGCTCTTTACTCCGTTATTTGGTGGAGCACCAAAAGAATTGATCCAACGAAACCAGATTTTAGTTTTGATCCTATACCACTTGTTGCCACTGTAATTATAGGGGCGTTTGTGGGAGTTATGGCAGCATACTCTGGATCAGAGATTACGCAGATGAGTATTGAGACTCAGCTGGTAGCGTATGGATCAGTTATTGCGGTATTGGAGCGAATACTTAAAACGGTGTATAATTATGTCATCACGAAAGAATTTTCTTAAAGTCGTTGAAGAAAAGAACGGCTATAAGCTCGGGATAAACACGAACCCGGACGTTGCACAGATACCTGAAGAGAAACGCTGGATGATTGAATTCCCAAACGGGGAGCACTTCGTAGGGAACCAATCAAGCATCATGCGACTGTTTAAGAAAGAAACTCAGTAACCAAGAGGGTCAAACCTCTTTTTACTATTCCCCGCGTGAGAAAAACATGTGCAAAACCCCACAACTCGAATGTTTCCTATCCCTCTCCACGCGGGCACCTCTGAGGGCAGACCCGGTTCGAATCCGGGGGGAGGTGTACTATCAATGACTCCAACCAGCAACCCGAAAACGCTGTATGATCTGATGCAGTCGATAATCGATAACTCAGTGGCGGTTACTCAGGTCACGGCAGAACTATCAAATCTAAATGCACGGTTATTTGAAACAAACAAAAGACTAGAGGCGTTTACTGAAGAGATCCGAAAGACATTAAAAGATCATGAAGAGCGGCTTGTTGATGTAGAGCACAACTGTAGGAGGCCGAGCGATTGGACGCGGTGCTGGAACCGGATAGAGGCGCTGGAGAAATCAGAGCTTCAAAGGACTGGCGCACAGCCACACATTGACAGGGCATTGAACATTTTACAGGCTGTTATTGTCGCGGCGATTGTTGCATTGGTTTTGTTTTTTATGAAAGGGGGCGCGATAACGTAACATGGGACTATTCAGGCATCTAACGCAGTATTTCACAAAAGAAGTCGAAGACCAGATAAAACCTAAAACCATTGGCACCTCTAGCAAAGCAGACAAAAACATCTGGACTGATACCGGGCCGGGCGCACGTTCGACTGAACTCCTCTCCAGATACATATCTGTGTATGAGAAAGGCGGGCTGCTGTCGGAAGCGTTTGACTTGTATCCGCTCTTCATGTTCTCACAGGGGTATGAGTTCATCGGAGATCCTGGCGGAATAGAAGCGTGTGAGAGTTTCGTTGACGGGTTTGACTTTTCCAAAACCCTTACCCTGATGGTTATCGGATCCTTGGTTTGTGCAGATTCTTTTGCCGAGGTAGCGCCAGGCAGGGGGGCGATGTCCCGGACTCCTGTTGCCATGCTTCCAAGAGATCCCACTCAGTTCAGTATTGTTTTTGACGAGCGGGGGATCGCAGAAGCATACGAGCAGAAAGTAGGGTTCGACAAAAAGATAAGGCTGGAAAAGAACGAGATCTGCCATGTTCAGATGATACCTTCGCTCCGGGGCTCTTACGGAGTCTCTCTCATGGCCAGGTGTTTTGATGAGGCAATGCGGGACACGCGGATAGTAACAGGACTGTCGAATGCAATAGACAGGCACGGGACACCGAAATGGTTAGGGCGGGTCGGTGCAACTCCAGAGAGTATTGTGGATCAGGAAAGTTTAGACTTAATTACCACAACTCTGTCTAACCTTAACTCTAAAACCTCCATAGCCGTGCCGAAGAGCGTGGAAGTGCAGCAGTTGGACACCTCCGGTATACAGGGCGTGCAGGCATACCATGAAATGAGTTTGTTGAGACTCCTTGGGGCGATTGGTGTGCCGGGTGAGCTGGTAGGATGGAGACAGGGAACCACCGACAATACAGCAGTAAGCAGGATTAGG